CTCCAGGGAAGTAGCCCCAACAGGACTCGAACCTGTATCTAAAGTTTAGGAAACTAAAAATCTATTATTAACTATCAGTGATTTACAGCGATTATTTGATATTTCGTGGAACAATAGTGGAACATCTGCATAAAATTCAAAATCCCCTGCCACCCGAAAGCGGCAGAGGATTAAGCAACATCGATTTTCGGATCGACGCTGCAAAGATAACAAACTTTTAGAAATGAAAAAACAATAGGCAAACTTCACAGCCTGCTTTTTTTCTTGCAACGCCTGGCCAATTCAATATATTCAGCGTAAACAATAGTAGTATATGGATTTGAACTCTTTATCTCCTGTCTTATGGCCTTTGTCCCCCATTTGAAAAACCACCACTGATACGGGACCCTATGGACAACCTGATACAATGTGTCCACCGTATGTATGTTGCCTTTAAACACACCGCGATTAACAATGCCGTTGAGCTCCACCCAAGGATCTTTATAACGAATCGCCATCAGGGTATCCCTTATCACTGGTACGGGCACAAGTCTATCAGTATTCACCCGGTAAACTATGGAATCTGTAACCTCTGTCTCTATCGGAATGTTTGTTTCCGTAGCCGTTGCCAATCCTGCCTCTATTCTCTTAATCTTAAGATTGAGGTCTTCTATCGTCTCAGTCAGCTCCTGACAATGCTGCGAAAGCTCCTTTTTAGTAAGTTCAAGAGCTTGTACGGAAGCGGCATAGTTCCCTGATTCAGTCTTGTAATACTCCACATCCTCCAGCAATGCTGTCTGGTTGTTTTCCAACCTTTCACGCTCCTGATGAAGCGAGCGGACGGAATACATCAGAAATGCTATAACTCCAAAGAGGACGGCAAAAACTATGACAACATACTTACGCATAATCCTCAATGTATTTCGTTATTGACCTCACATGAAGTGCCGCAATGGCCTCCCTGCCTTTTTCAGAAAGCATAAACTTACAATCCTCCATGTTGTCCATGAAGAAGTTCTCGGTAAGCACTGCCGGACAAAGAGTATGCTTAAGGATATACAGTCCGTCCTCCTTGTCAGGATCTCCGTCACTCATGTCCTTTCTTACTTTAAAACCCATTCTCATAGCCTCATCACAAAAGCAATCTGCAAGCTTATCAGCTTTTGTTTCCCCTATAGATGTCCAGGCTTCCCACCCTCGGGCCGTCATCCACTTTGAGCCATCTCCAGCTGCGTTGCAGTGAATAGAGACCAGTATTGTGCGCTCACTTCCGAATTTTGTAGCAAGCTCATTTACCATCTGCGCCCTCTTCTTCAAGGAAACGTCAAGCTCTCCGGGCACCAAAAGAAAGCAATCAACTCCTGCACTGCGCAACGGCTTCATGACTTGCCTTGCTATCTCCCTTGTATATTTCCATTCCAGCAGCTGTGAACCGTCCGGCAACACTGGAGACCTCTTTCCTTTCGTCTCAATACCGTGCCCATTGTCAAGTATAACATGCATCAACATAATCACCTCCTTTTAGAGACATCCTATCAGTATTCCTATCAAGTCGCACACAAGGTCCTTTATCTCAAAAGTTCCTTTTTTGAGCCACTTGTCATAAACAAATTCCTTTGCAACACCCACAACAGCAGTAATCACAACAGCCAGCCACAGCGGCATGACTATATTGAGAGCACCTACCAGGATAGAGCAAACCACTATGTGAAGCAGCCCATCCTGTCCTAACCATTCCAAAATTTTTTTCATTCTTTTACCTCCTCTTTTTTGTTAAATTTTGTTTTATGCCTTTCACTAACAGCCTTATTAATTCCGCCTCCTGCCATGAAGCCTCCTATGCAAAGCATGAAGAGCCCCAACGCATCCAGGTCTGTCTTCAAATATCCATTCACACAGACATCCCATATAAGACAGAATCCGACACACAGCCCGATAAAAGCTCCTACAAGTATCGACAGCACCAGCGCAAATGACTTGCTGCTATCAAGAGTGTTCGCCCTTACCAGACTTTTCAGATATTCAACTATCCTCATTCTCTTCTTTATTTTCTGTTTCACTACCATCCCCATAGAACGCATCATAATCACCAGCAGCAAGTTTTTTGAGCCTACAATAAGTACGCTTAGGCAATCTGCCTTTGAAACACTCGTCATCTGGTCTGACACATTCATTATGTCGTGCCTCCTTAAGTTCAAGTTCCAGCTCGGCATTGCGCTTGATAAGATCCAGCCTTTCATTTTCCAGTGTATGTACTTGTCTATAGAGTTCATCCACTTTCTTATTAAGATCTTCTATCTCCCTTTTCGCTGTCGCCACCTCATCCCTCACCCTATGATAATCCTCTATTATGGATTTATACTCAGCGTGGAAAGCATCAGCAGCAGACACACGTTTCACATTCTTTCTGTTAAGAAAGTATTTTAGAAATTCCAGACCTCCCAATGCTGTCACTACGGAGGCAATAGCAAGTAATATTTTTTCCAACTCATTCATTATCTTTTTCTTCTGTACTTGTTTCGCTTATAAAAATCAAAATTCTCCTTATCCTCCTGAGTGATAGGAGAGTTCGGGGAAAAGAACTTAAAGCCTGTATTACTGCCGAATCTGACAACCTTGATGACTGCCCGGAAAGGAAACTTCCTATCCGGGTTACATACGACATCCTTTAACCTCTTGCTGTCTGTAAAGAATGCTGACTTCCCAGCTCCCTCTCCGAAAGCAATAAGGGTCCTGACACCGTTCTCTGTCTGAACCTCCGGCCTAACTCCAGTGTACACGATTACCTCGTTGATAAGGGCATCCACACTGGAGTATTCGCAATCAAAAAGATCAGCATCCCCGGCAACTTCGGAATAATCATCCTCAAAATCCACTACCTGGCTCATAGATCTTCCGGGATATTATATGTTTCAGCATCAGCGTCCACCATTGTCCTTATGGCAATGCGGTCCTTTAAGAAATCCTCATACGGCTTCTTGTATTCCTCTCCAAGCAATCCAAGGACAGCGGACTGGTATTCATTAACCAGCTTGCTCTCTGTATTAGCCGGATACTTTGCAGTCAGAAGCGAATTGAAGATGTTATCGGCAGTGCGTGGATACTCCACCCTAACACAGTCATACTGGAACATCTTTGCGTTAGCCCTATCGTCACCATCTGTTGTGACTGTAATACCGCCCATCTTATCCTTAATCACAGATACCTCCTTGATATTGTGATTATACATAAACGAACCCTGACCATTTTTAAGGTCATAGATGACTTCCGGCCTCTCATCAGCCAGCAGCCCTGTACTCAATACATTCTTTTCCATGTTGTAAACAGTTGTTAAATATGAAATTACTATGCTCCTCACTACATCTGAGTATCCAGCCATATTCAGACGGGAAGAGATGCTTGATGTCATCAATATCCTTTACATGATATTTCTTACTTATCTTTCTGAATTTAGAATAGAAGCGCGTCAATATGCTCTTTCTCAACAATATTCCATAATGATTCTGCCTAAATCCCACATAGTCAATGCCTCTGTCATCAACAGGGAATATCTGCCAATTGGACTTGATTTCCAACTTTAATTCAGATGCCAGATACAGGCCCATCATGTCCAATACGTAATGCAGAGCCTCCTTGCTGGCGCAAAGCACTACAATATCATCCATATACCTATAATAATATATCCTGACACCGAATTTATCGCGAACCGTCCTATTGAGCTCTTCAAGCACCCAGTGATCGAAATATGCAAGATACAGATTCGCCAGGTACTGACTTGTGAAATTGCCTATCGGCAGGCCCTTGTCCTTGCCGTTACTGTCAATTATTGCATCCAACAGCCATAGCATCTGCTGATCAGCGATTACTCTTCTTATGATCACTTTTAGCGCAGCATGGTCAACATTGTCAAAGTACTTCGTAATGTCCATCTTGAAGCAGAACTCAGTGCCTTTTCTGTCAGTAATCAACGCATGGTGAATGTCCTCCATGCACTTGTGTATTCCACGCCCTTTTATACAGGCGTAGGTGTGTGAGACAAACACATGTATCCATCGCGGTCCCAGGACATTTATGACGCTATGATGAACTATTCGGTCCGGGTAAAAAGGCGCAATCATAATTGTGCGCTTCTTTTTATCTATTATGTCCTTGATTTTATATTTCCCAGGAACATAAGTCATGTCATGAAGACTGACATAAAGATCCGCAAGACGTTCATTGATGTTGTCATTGAAATCATTTATCTCAGCCCTGTCACCTTTGCCTTTCTGAGCGTTGTACTGAGCCTTTACAAGGTTGTCACAATCGTAAACAAGGGGATATATGTTTTTAAGCTTCTTGCTCTGGCTCACATACAAAACGCCAGTATCAGCGATATAGAAGCCTGTATCCTCCATATCCCTGTACCCTGGCAGTATTGTCTCGCTGCCGTAACAATAGCCGTACTCTTCTGTTTTTATTAATCCCATTTTTACATGTGCCGTTGGTCTAAACTGGAGCGTTCAATTTCTTACTAACACCATTTTAACTCATATTATTTTACCAGCTGTCCGCATTGCCGACAGCTCCTGTGAGGTAAGGTCATGGTGAAATAGTATATCATTTTATTAAAACCACGGTATAAGCGGAACCCATAATTCGCACTCGTATTCGAGGACCGATTATTCGAGTTCAGATAACCGAACCCGGCATTCGTCCCATTGTTCGAACTACCACCCAGGAGGGCCCCTCTACCACCATAACCATTTATTTTATTGACAATTTCACTTTTTTTAAAATGCCCCCGTGTCCCGATTTTGCAGTCCGTTAAAAACGGCACAAGCGGAACCCAGAAGCCGCACCCGTATGCGAGGACCGATAATGCGAGTACAGATAACCGAACCCGGCAGACGTCCCATAGGCCGAACTACCACCCAGGAGGGCCATAAACCAGCCTAAATCCTCCGCTGTGTCTGCCGTCACTGATGTATAGAAGTAATCACAATAACCAGCGACAGAAGAGCCTCCGATTTTTTCCGGGAAAGAATATCCTTTACTTGAAAGGGATTCCTGGAGAATATAACCGCTTGTACGGGGTAATTCAGAAATGGACATATACCCGTCAGGTACATTTGTCGCATTGTTGGAATGTGAGGTGAACTTTGTCGGATCCGAGCAAACATAAGCTATTGACTTGTCTGCCTTATGCCATATCAGCACATCATCGGTCAGCAGCCACAGGTATTGGAACGGAACTTCCAAACCACGGTAGGATATGACATAAACAACCTTGTCTCCGCCAGTCCAACCTTTGACAGTATAGGCAACCCGACCCGTATTGTTGCCCAATGTGGCAGTCACACCACAGGGAATAAACGGCCTGTATCCGCCCCATGTATTCCACTCCGTACTGTCAACTGCCTGCCCTGTTCCAAGTCCTCCCTGGTGGTAGCCGTCTTCCGTCAATGTTGCGACATATTCCGCCTGGCAATTCAGAGAAGCATACTCCAGCCTCTGCAACCATGCTATTTGATTGTATGCGCTGAAAGCCCCTATATGCGTTCCGTCAACACAGTAGCCGCGAACGGTAGATTTCGCAATGGATGTCCTGGGCATACCCAACTGAGAGTTGTATGTGCCGTCTTTAGAAGCATCGCTGGAGCCTGTTCCTCCCCTGAAATTTGCGGCATTCGCGGCCAGCTGAACAATGCCGTTTGAATCACGCTTGATCTCATTGCCATCCCAAAGCAGCCAGCAGCCAGACACAGCTTTTTGATTTTCCATGTCTATTGTTGCGAACCAGGGCGATATTGTCTTACGGATCATCCTTTGGAAGCCTGGCAGAGGATATTCTGAAAAAGCCATCAGCCACTTTGTGCCCTCAATTTCCAGCTTCATGAAATATTCAGGGATTTCCAGCATGACATTGCCATCAGTGCTGTCTATCACGGCATCCGCTCCGCTTTCCTTTTTTCTGCTGTCATTTTGGTGCAGATAGTACTTCACCGACCCATCGGGATTCTCAACGAACCTCCTCAGTCTTGTCTGGATAGGACACGCCCTGTGAAGATCCAAGTTTCCTACTCTCGTAAGCTTGTAGTCATTACTGGAGAAGTCTCCCTGAATACCATACCACTGATCGTATGGATATTGCGGCTTCGTGTTGCCGCTTGCAAGTAATATTGACATGATTTTAAAATTTAAATTTTTTCTCCTGCTCCCCAGAAAAGATCATATTCTTCAAGGTCAACGGCACCGGGGGAGATCTCAGTAACCGCGCCTGGGGTCCAGTCTCCAAGAGGGACAGGGAAATTGCCAGCCGCATCATCACAGATAAGCTTGCACTTAATCAGTGTGTTCAATTCCATTGTCACCTTTTTTGGTCTCAGAAATACCGAGAACGGTTTTCCTCCGAGGCTGAATCCCTTTGAGAGATCCGTAACCTGTCCTTTGGACAGGATTCTCAAGCTGTACATTTCATTCATAATTCACCAGGTTAACATAAGTACTGCAAATATAGCCAAAAGTGTGTTCATCAGACACACTTTTAAACAAAATCATAAATCAGTGTGCGCTGCCAGCTTGCCCTCCAGCTCGTTTATATCATCCCTCCATGCCTGTCTCTGGATGTGCAGCTCCGACACATCGTAGGGTAAGGCATCTTTTAGCATAGTGGCCTCGTAGCATTTCATGATCTTGTAGTCCGTGGAAGACAGCTTGTCTTTCAGAACCTGAATCCTCTTCATGACACCCTTTCTGTCAAACTTTGACAGATAATTGTAGGCAATATGGTCCCCTGCGTCATAGGGGACCAGCACAATCACAAAATCTGGATCTTCTGATTCCATCCTTGCCTCGTCCAAATGATCTACTGGCTTCCATGTCCCGGAAAGCCGAGCCAGCTGCTCTTCTACAGACACTTCTACCATGCTTGCCGTCCCGTCTTCATTTTTTACCATTTCGGATATTGGAGCGAAAAATCTGGAACGCAAGTAACCGTTATTATCTATATAACCGTATTCAAACTCTTCCATAACCTTAAAATTTAAATCTCGCTACAGCCCAAAGCTGCTTGCTTTCACCATTGACCACAAGTCTTGTAAAATACGCGATGACAGACTGACCATCGACTGCGTCATAGTATTTATTTTCAGAATCATCATCATATATAACTTGCCCACTCCGTGGACGGACCCTTAATGTACCTGTCCAAAGCTGTTTGAATATGACAGTCTGACCCTCCTCGGGGTCTGTGGGAAGATAACAATTTACCGTGCTGCTTGACAAGCCTATTACAAGCGTGTCTGTTTTTGACAGATAGGTTGCAGCAGATACATATTTTATTCCGAGCACAAGCCCCTGAGCCTTAAGCATCTCAAAGTATCCTCCGTAAGCCGGGGCCGTTCCTGTATTTGATGCAAATCCGAAAACTCCTGCAACCAACTTGTTGTCAAGCGTAGTCCCTGCATCGACATCTCCGTAACCACGCCCCACAATGGCGGCTCTCCTGTCGCGTCCAGTTGACGGAGCATCACATCTTGTACCGGCCCTATTTGCGAACACGCCTGTTGGAGAGATATAACTTACTTGTCCGCCACTTTTTGAACGAGCTTCCACAGCTCCTGCCTCGGCATCAAGCGTGATATTTGCGCCTAATCCTGATTCAGCTGAATAATCCCCTCCTGATAAGGATGATATTATCTTTATCACTTTATTTTTTGCATCCAGCTCTATCTTATTTCCAGTTGATAAAGTAGAAACAATCTTTCCACCCTGGATAAACCAGTCTCCGATATTGGCACCCTCAGCCAGCAGCAGATTTGTAGCAATACTCTCAAACTGAGCCCCAAATGGATTCCATTTGCTCGTATTGGTAGGAGTAATGTTAGAGAATGTTCCGGCATCAATACGGGCAACATAATATTGTCCGTTATTCTGGAACTTGACAATATCCAGGCGATGTTTATTGCCGTAATATATAGAACCGCTTTTGTAGATTCCACGGTAAACAGAAACGGGACTTTCTCCGGGATCTCCTTTATCTCCAGGAGCCCCATCATCACCCTTATCTCCTTTTTCTCCTGAAACACAAATCGGGGATGTTGTATGTGATGTGCCGTTCGTGTATGTTATGACAGATCTGGTCCATATATACCAGTCGTTTTTCCATGTCGGCCTGGTTGTACTCCACGATCCATCAGCAAGAGCTGTCGCACTGCTTGACTGATAGTACTGCTCTACAATAGAAGAGACACCCACTCCATCGTTACCCGTGCCTCCTGTTACACAGACAGCTTTTGAATAAGTTGTAGTACCGTTTGACAGAACAGTCTTTGTCCTTGACCAGATATACTTTCCCTGTTCCCATGCCGGAGCGGTTGTCTGCCATCCCGATGTCGGAGCCGTTGTATTTGACGTACTTTTCGCATACTCAACGTCCACATTGCTGATACTTGTGCCATCTTTGCCGTCCTTTCCGTCATAGGGATTGATTCTAAAGGGAGTTGACCAATTCTGCACAAGCTTGTCCTCCTCACCGTTCATTGCCTTGCCGATGTCCGTTGCAGAGAGAGCTCCGTTATACAGCTTCACATCATCATAATAGACTGCAGAACCAAACATGTTGTCATCATAAAAGGCAAATCCTACTGGCTCCTCGTTGATTGTTCCTATCTGATTCTGTTCTCCGTTAATGAAAATAGCAACTGTCCTGTCGTTGAATCTCAACGCAACGTGGAACCAGGTGTTCTTTGCCACAACCAGCTCTTTCTCCACGTAATCCCTGCCGTTATATCCGTTCAATATCCACTTCACGCTCTCCAGCTCTGTTTTCATCCAAAAGCTTAGCGTAAAGCTTCTGCCGAAAGGAAGATCGTAAGGAATACGGCACTCTCCGTTGCCGCTCGCATTCACGGCATACCTACTGCCGTCCTTTATAACTGAGGCCCCAAGAGAAAGAGCCGCATCGTATCCATTGCCGGACTTATCAGCCAGGACAGATGTCTCTCCGTTGTTTACAGGAATGTCAAAAACCACTTTTTCCGACAATCCTGACTTCTTTGCCATTGTACACCACAGGTATTCGAACTGACCGACAGGAGGCATTACGGTTGACCACCCGGATGGGTCAACGGCATCTACATCCAAATCAGGTGGCGTTACTGTAGAGCTGTTCTTTGCATATCTGTATTCATAATACTCCTGCGTTGTCGCGTCTCCGCCAGACGCACCGCTCTCTCCCTGAATCTTGCTCCAGGTGTAATCTGACGGATCATCGCTGTCTTTCTCAACAAAATCCACATATACACCCATATATGCTCCGGGATCCTCTCCGTTATTTGCCGTAAATGACAGCCCTCCATTGTCACTGTACTTGACATGCAGATAAGATGTCTTTCCGTCCGCACCATTCACACCCGGCAGTCCGTCAGTACCGTTGAATCCCTTAAACCTTGCCCACGTGTATTTTTTAGGGTCGGTGCTATCCTCTTGTGTATAGTCCACATAAGTGCCTATGTAGTCAGACGGTGTTTCCGTCATTTGGGCACTGGTTGGATTCTGCACGGAAGAGTATTTGATATGAAAATAGCTTGTCTTGCCATCTGCACCCGGAACGCCCGGCAAGCCATCATCACCCTTGAATTTGCTCCAAACATAATCTTTGGAGTTGTTACTTTCCGTGGCCGTTTCCTTGTTGGTAGCGATACCTATGTACTTCGTTGAATCTTTCGGCTGCTGGTACAGCGGATCACCGTTGGCATTGTCTGAATACGCAATCCAGGTGTATAGTGTTTTGCCATCCTCCCCCGGCTCTCCGGGCACACCCTCTTTGCCCATAATGTCAGACCACTTGTAATCCTTTGGATCGTTGCTTTCGGTCGCTGTTTCCTTATTGTACGCAAAGCCGATGAAGCCCTTTCCCGTAGGGTTGTCAGAGATACCGTTTCCGTTCACATCATCGGCATATCTTATCCAAGTGTAGTAACTCTTTCCTGGCAATCCGTCTTCACCTGGTAAACCGTCATCTCCTTTCTCTCCCTGCTGTCCCTTTGCCACAACCCTCCAGTAGGTTGTATTCGTAGGAACAACACCTTTCCCCGGAGTAGGATAGACATAACGATAGGTACAAGTCTCAGCCCCATTATCATAACTAACCTCATCGCCCGGGTAATAAGTATAGTCATTATTGTACATTCCCCTGTACACCCCGATAAAGGAAGTGTCTCCCGAATCACTGAGGAGACGCACATTATGTAATGTGAGCTGTCCCTTTTTAGTAACATTCCAGTCTATCGAACTGCTGGAATCACCTATCCTGAACTTGTTGCCGTCCAGGTCCAGGTAGCATTCACCGTCACTCGTAATAATCGCACCTGTCGTAATGGTCTTTCCATTGATACGGGTAAATCCGTAAGTGGTTACAAAGTCACGGAAATTATCATCAGGATAAAGAGAACTAATGATACCTATCTGGAAATAGTAGTTGTTCGGATCATCAACAGGCTCAACCTTGTACTGCGTCTGCGTCACCAGATACACTCCGCTGTTCCCGGTCTTACTGCATTTGGCGAACACATAATAGCCGCCAGCGTCAAGAAGCTCCACGCTCGTCTCCGCAAGGGTCCACATCCTTACGGAGTCCTCTTCAATAGTGAGATGGGCCAGCACTCCTGCCGATGCATCAAACCTGTTCGGCAACCCGTTGACATTGGCCTGCATCACCACGCCACTGAGGACAAACTGCTGACTTTTTGAGCCGACAGTCAGCATGTTTGTATCAATGGAATTGGGGCGGATGTTGTCCGTGTCAAAAAATCCGTCAGTGTCATATACCATTGAGCGCAAGTCCTCGGTAGTCCGCCAGCCACGTCTTGCCTTTGACAAATCCTTAAGGCGGTTTATCTCTATAACCTTATTATGCTCTATGACATCAATGACCGTTTGCTGCTGAATAGAGATTGTAGTTGTATCCGATAATGTCAGCTTGTAGTCATGATCCACCATCAGATCCCTTGTGACTTTCTGAATCCTTATACTCTTCTCAATACCGAAACGGTCATCCTTGACTGGCACGTAATCCCCGACCTTGAACAATGATGTCTCGCTGTCCTCCGGCATATTGTTCACGAAATACGAACGGTCAAAAGTAAGGGAATATTTTACCCTTGCCTGGGTGCGCGGCCTGAACTCATCATATCCGGCATACCATAAGTCTTCCTCCGCGTCATCCTCGTAGGATTTTGGAAGATTGATGTCGGTAATCTTATACGTGTCACCCACCGCTATTCTGAACGCCTCACTGTCTTTTGTCGGGAAAGAGAGTCCTCTGTTGTCAGTATAGGGCAATATGGTGAATTTCTTTGAGGAATGATCGTATCCCCCCTTAGAGTTCAGTTCAAACTGCTGGCCGGACAAAAGGCCTGTTACAAAAGTTATTTTTGCCGAAACACCGTCAATGAGATACTTAGTACCGTTGTCATCTTTCTCATTCAAATCAAAATTCATGGTATCATCAATGAATGAGTATATGTCATTATCCACAAGACCCGTGACAACGCCAGTTCTCTTTGGATAAATGTCATCGTACTGAGCACCATCCTCCTCGCTTCCTATCTCCTGCTTCAAAGCGGCATCCTCAATGTATCTCTTACTGTCATCATCAATGCCTATCATCTCGCTTTTTGCCGGAATGACAGTACCGTCATACAGTATATGCTCGCGGTTATTCAGCCTCTTTGGATACGGCAATTGCAGACGCTCAGAATAATTGCGGTAATCGCTTCTTATGTTGGTAGTGCCGCCCTCCACCCACAGGCGTGTAATAATAGCCTTATCGTCAACTTTCTCTTCTTTCAGAGTAAATAGGCCATTACCCTTACCCCACTCAAAATACTCGTTGCCGCCAGGCGGTACTACCTGCGACCCGAACTTACCTATATGGATGGTCCTGACACCATCCGCCTGTGTGATTCTGAACTCCAGGTTGAAATTGCTCTCGCTGCAAAGGGACTGAAGCACCTGCAAGCAGTTCTGTTTGGAAAATGATATTGTACGCGGCTCTGTGTCCGGGCAGTTCTCATCATCAAATGCCCATAACCCAGGGTAGTCTCTGTTCAAGTTATAGATCAGGACCTTTACGAAATCCTTGATGGAATAAGTGAGATCAAAAGTCATTGAGGTTGACTTGCCGTCCGCATCAGTATTCCTGTACTGCGTCTTCATCAGCTCGTACATCACACCGTAAAAAGTCACATCGTAGATGTAGTACGAATCGGACTGCATCTCACGGGACGGACGTGTACGGACAGTGTACTCTTCACCTCCAACAATAATCTTATCCCCTTTTTCAAAGGACAAGATGTCGGAAGACACTATGGACAGCTGGATATTGTCATCTCCCATCAGTGCCGTATTCTGAACCGCTGACTTAATCGTCCTGAACGGCTCCTTACTGAAGAGCTGAACCCTGCCGCCAGTACGCTTGATTACTTCAATATCTCCCATAGCACGATAGCATTAGTTGAGAATTTCTCTATATCCTCTATCACTCCGCTGATAATGATTTCGTACTCCCCTGCGTTCTCATATACATGCTCCACGACAGTATCAGAACCCTTGACATTGTAGGTGTGTGTGCCGTCACCCCAGTAGACATTCAGGAGTTTGCTGCTCGTAACAGTAATTGTAGCCTTGCTGCCAGCCCCCCCGATGTGTCTGAGTACCCTCTTGACAGGCTCGCACTCTATCAACCTCAGTTGGAAAGTGCCTACCATCAGTTCATTATTGTAAGTACCCCATGTCTTCTCAACATCCGCCTCGTCCTGCATATACACCTCGTAGACAAGCGGTTTAGACGGGCCGTCATACTCAACCTTAAGACGCACATTGTCCTCCTTGTCAAACTGGGCCATAAAAAGATTCACCCACTCAACGAAAGCAGATCTGCTGGAAGCCTCTATCATACATTCCAGAGTGATTGTACGCTCCTTATATCGCGGCCTTTTCTTATCAACCACCTTGCCATGATAGTTGTCCCAGTCCACCTCCAGACCCTCCTTTCTTTCCAGCCTGCCGATAATCCCTGATGAAGCTGTCACATATACACCGAACTCCTTGAAATTCCTGCCGTCAATATAATACTCAACATCTGTACTCTTCTGCATCGTCATGATTTCAAGCGGTGTTTTCGCCACATTGTACAGCTTTACGTCATCTACAAGGGCATAACATCCGCTCAGATACGTATCATTTATCGACAGCCCTTTAGGGGTGCCGGAAAATGACTGCCTGAACATTCTGGTTGTATTCTTGTAAACCTCAAACACGGATCCATTCCTGACAAATGCCAGGAAGCACCACTCTCCTGGGGTGACAGCCATCCACTGTTCAAGATAATTGTCCACTCCGTCCAGATTAAGAAGCCAGCCCAGCATTGAATCTGTCGGCATGACATACGTACACAATGTGAAATTACTGCTGAACGGTATCACCTTTTCTGTACGGCATATTCCGCTGCCGTTTGAAGAAAGTGACTTTCCTATCTTGGCTTTCTTTGAGAAAGAGGCACCGTCAGATAAAGTTCCGTCAGCCCGGCTCATAGAATGATCATAGGCCGTTGAGCCGTCAGGATCATCAAATGGCAAATAAAGAATAAGATTGCTGTCCATCATATCAATATGTATTTTTATTAGTTTCATTTACGACTATCATGTCATTCCCAGACATAATCTCAACACGCGCACTGCCGAACTTGCGGACAATGACCGTTGCCTTGTGCCCATAGGCTGCAACCATAAGGTGCGCATCATCAAAGACATCTATTATCACAAATGCATGACCGCGCACTGTCACCACAGCCATAGACTCATTCCTGACATAGAGATTTGCCACGATGTGACCGTTATATAAAAGCATCGCTTTTGAGGTCCCGTTAAGCGATATATCCCGGCAGTTGACCTTTCTTGCCACAGAATCTATGTAAACGCCATACGGTTCGCTTTTTCCTTTGAAATTATTTCTCAGAAATGTCAGGGATGGGAAATCATTTCTGATGCAGAATCGGTGTTCATCAAAGTAAAGATTGACAAGACCACGCACATCCATATCAGGACGGAGCTTCATAAGCCCCTCCCTGCAAGCACCTATCCCGGCACCGTCCTTTTTAAGTTGCTGTATCAGTTCCATAATATTACGATATTCCTTGCGACAATAATGAATTATCCCTTGTTTCAATCCTCCTAAGAGTTTCCTTGATTTCTGTAAGTTCGGTAGCACTCAGCCTGGTGTTTGCCGCTATTTCAGCCTGATATAGAAGAGCCTGCCTCATAACGACAAGCTGATCGCTCTGGTTAATGATGAAAGCGTCAAGTCTTCCAGCTATAACACCGCCTGTTTCCTCGCTCATGGACTGAACGGCACCCGTAAGCGGATCCGTACTTTCCGTTTCATCCTTAATCCAGTCTCCCAGTCCCTCCAGTGCCGCATTGAATTTGTCCGCACCGTCCTGGACCATCTGCTCAAATATCCTCCTCTCCTCCTCAGAAAGGACAGAATCCTCCATTGCCTCTCCCAAGTAAAGGACAGCATCATTAATGGCCTTTGCAAGGAATTGCTTTTTGAGGGCTTCCAGGACGGCATTTTTCAGGGTGTTCTTAGTAACTTCTCCAAGTGCCTTTGCCGCATCCTCGCCCTGACAATATGCATCCACAAGTGCATCGGCAAAGTCATCAATCGCACTCTCAACATCTGTCCCGGCCAGCGTCTCCAGCATTTCCCGTCTCATATCCTCCTGCTGTTGCTCCAGGTCCTTGATCTGATTCTCATACTCCACAATAGCATCACTGTCCGGGTCTTTCTTCTGTTTCTCCAAGGCTATCTGCTCCTCGATGAGTTTTATCTGATCTGACATACCCTGCATCTGAGATTCATACAGTTCAAAGATGTCACCGTTCATCATTGTCTCTTCCAGCGCATCATTCATCTTCTCTATCTGTTCTGTAAGTTCCCAGTATTGCTGGAGCATCTGTCCGTTGTGGGTCATCAGGAACTCATCAAATGCCGCTTGCTTACGTTCCTCCAAGGCCGCTATCTCGTTTCTGATAGCCTCAACCCTATCCTCGTATGCCGCCCTCTCCTCATCGCTGAATATCCAATATGTGTGATCAGCAGCATGTTCCAGCCTGTCCAATGATGTTGACAGCGCGTCTATTTCCTTTTGGATATTCTGTATCCTCTCATCAATTTTAGCATCCTTGTCAAACACAGTCGCTATCCACTGAATAGCCTGGAGTGCGATTGAAATGGCTGCAAGGATAACGGAGCCTTTCTCTGCCGTGGCGATAGCGGAAGCCATAGCTATACCTGCCATTGTCACCCCTTGTATCATAGAAAGAGTAGCCTTACCCGTATCTCCCAGCGCATCACCCAGCACATCACAGCTGTCTATAGCACTGTTGATGAAGTCAAAAGTCCCGGAAGTTGCATCCGCCAGATCAGACCATTCGGTCTTTATCTGCTTTGATGTCTTCTTGGATCCGTCCTGCTGTTTCTTGAACACAGCCGACAGGGCATTTCCCATTGCCTTGAACGGATTTGTATCCAATATCTTCTGCTTTGCCGCATCAAGCTGATCCATGACTGCCTCAAGATCTGCCGGATTAAGATTCAGGTCTGCCGTACTCATCTTCTCCTGTATTTCCTTGATGAGCTTGTCAATCTGTTCTACAGTCAGGGAGTCAAGATCTGTAAACAGATTCTTCCAACTGTCACTCTGCATGAGCATCTGGGCGTTTAAAGCCGACAACGCCTCATTCTCTCCCTCATTGAGCGCGTCCAGCAGTTCTTTATTGCCCTTTGCCTCCGCCTCTCTCCTCAACAGCGCATACTCTTCCTGAATATCCTTTTTCTGCTCTTCGTAGCTCCTGTAGTTATTCAGTATTTTCTCCTGAATCTCCTGTGCCATCTCCACGTCCTTTTCAGAAAGGAACAAAGAAGCCTCGGCTTTCTCATCGTCACCGACAAGGCCGGAACCGCCACTTGCCAGGCGGTCCTTTGCATCAGCTATAGCCTGTACTTTCTCAGCCAGATTTGAAGCCTGGGCAATAGAGGCCATGACACTCTCCTTGAAAGCATCCATTGCTGACTTTGCCCCGGTAATCTCATCATATTGCATATTCAGGGTGACTAATTGATTAGCCTCTCCCTCCGTCAGCGTCCCAGTCTCCCGTTTCTGATTCATCTGTGAGATCTGATTCTCCAGGTACTGCTTGAATGAAGCACCTCCTTTCAGAAGTTCTGAGAACTGTTCGTTCGCGACATCAGCCCCCAGGTTCCTGACCCATCTGAAATAAAGTGCGTACTGCTTTTTCTTATACTCTATCTCTCCGTCAAAAAGGGTATTCTGCGCTTTCTGATAGCTGGTGTTCTCAATCTCCCTCCTCTCATCAAACCCCTGCTGTTCCTCCGCTGTCAGACCGCCCTGTCCGGCATTCTTCCGCGCCTCCGCCAGTTCCCTCTCTTCCTGATCGATCCTCTCCAGATTCTCCCTGTGCTGCAAATCAAGAACAGCCTTTCTCTTATCATACCCCTCTTCCATGACGGAAATACGCGCCTCCTCCAGTTCGCGGTCCGCCTCCAGCTGTTTTGTCCTCAACTGTTCATCCGCCTTATCAGATCCACCCCTTGATTTGGGAAGCCTACCCTCCAGATCGCTAATAGTGTCCGTAAGTTCCTTATATTTTGCGCTGTTTATCTCTACATTGGACCGTTCCTCCCTCAACTGCTTGATTCTCTCATTTATACCGGATTCTGTATTGAGCCCTGCTGTCTTTGTCTCCCTAGCCCCTGTCAGGCTATCCAGCGTCTGTTTCAGGGTTTCCAACGATTCATAGTCCGCCTCAACAAGCACTTTTTTCGCATTGAGCTCATCTATTTCATCCTGCGTATTCTTAATCCTCTTATCAAGCTCATCAAATGAAAGGCTTGCATAGTCTGTACTTTCCCCCAAATCCACATTGTCACCACTGGCAAAGAACTCCTCCAGGCTGTCCGTAACACTTTTGACAGCCTCATTCATCTCCCTGGTCTTGTCTATCTGGGAATCAAGATAGTTCTCTATAGTCTGCTTGAAGCTTGCCATCTCCGCATCAGTGGCCTTGGTTGCCGCCTGTGTCGAGGCAAGGATGCTGGATACAACCTTATCATACTCTGCCGCAAAAGCATCCCCGGACATACCAGCCAAAGACTTTGCATTAATTTCTATCTGGCTTCTGATAGCCTCTCTGACGGCATCACTCATATTGCGAATATTCTCAGCCTCATTATACACGGATGTCTCATAATAGCCGCCATACTGGTCCGTCTTCCAGTCCTTTTTCCCGGTATCATAAACAGCCCTGTCTACCTGCGTGTTGAAATCCTTGTAGTTGGCATCAGAATCATTCAGATAATCCTGCATTTCCTGCTCAACATACTTTGCCTTTATCTTCTCTGCCGTTGTCTGCTGAATGGCCGTCTTCAGCTCATCGTATTTGAGTTTCTGAGCATCAAGTGTAGCATTCTCGTCAAGAAGTGTCTTATTGTACTCCTTGCACACCGCATTGATTTTCTCCACGGCATTTCTGTGTGTCTGCGTACCGCTCTCTGTATTTCTCAGTATTGCGAAAAGCAGCTCCAGATTATCAATCTGCTCCCTGCTGGTCTTCTGGAACTCACCCATAGCGTCAGTGGCCTCCTCCTCTGATTTACGGAATAGAGAAATAGCACTGACCACCAGACCCAGCAGCGACAGAATCCATCCGAGAGGATTACTCTTAATGGACCGCCAGAGATTCTTAAGGGCCAGAGTGGCCTTGTTGGTAGCTGTAGCAAGGGCCGTTGTAACAGTAGCCTGCGTGGTCTTTGCCGCTGTATCCTCAACAGAAGCTGCCGTTGACTGCCTTGTTGCGGCTATCTCCAGCTGTTTTCTTTTTGCATACAGTTCCGACTGTGCCGACAAAGCAGCCTTACGGGCGGCATTCTGCGTATCCTGGGCGGCCTCCAGCTTTTTCTGAGCAGCCGCAACACGTGACGCATTTCCACTCTGCTGAGCCCAGTAGACCTCATATCTGGCTGCTTCCGTGGCCTGCATGGCCGATATTGCGTACTGCTTCGATGATTCTGCCTTTTGGGCCGCTGCACGCACTTCAGCCCTCATAGCCTCCAGTGTAGCCGTCCGGCTCTGCATCTTTGCCGCGACCTCCTGCTCCAGAGCCGCACGATACACGGCACTCTTTGAGGACAGGTCTGTCTTGCTCAGTGCCTCCCTCTGCTCTGCCGTAAGCACCGACATGGCCGCTGCCTCATATTCTGCTGAAGAGGCTGTAAGATTCAGGTTTGACAGATATTCCTTTTGCTGTTCTGTCAGAAGTTGCTGGATTGTCGCGATCCTCAGTTTCTTGGCCAGGCTGGCCTGTTCCTCAGCAGTAAGCTCCTTTTGCAGTGCCGCGACATGGGCCTCCTGTGCCTCCGTCATCATCCTGGTCTGCGCTGCCGTGCGTCCTGTCAGCTTCTCCTCAGCACTCATCAGGGCTATCTTTGCCTGACGGACAGTATTGTCAATCAGCGCAACCCCAGTATAACCCTTTGTTGCCAGGGTATTGAGCACAACAGCCGCCTTATAGCTGCCGTAAGCAATGGCAACGGCTTTTACAACCCTGACAATATCATCAAGATGCTCGACAACCCCAATGGCCCCCTGGATTGCGGAAGCGAACACGTCCTGATTCCTCTTTCCTACCTCATTCAGGGCACTGTCCCACGCATCGCTCAGGTTGGACAGCATACCAGTTAGCGACTTGCTCTGCTCCTGCATGAGGTTGTAGTAAATGCCTCCCTGGGAAGTCATGTTCCTGAAGACCTGCTCCACCTCCGAAAAGCCGACCTTACCCTCCTGGATCAGCTTATTAAGTTCCTGCCTGTCCGCATTGAGCACTTTGCCCAATTCCTCATATATAGGGATGCCACGTCCGGCAAACTGACGAATATCCACCGTATAGGCACGCCCCTGCGATCTCAACGTACCGTACAGATATACAATGTCCTGTAATGGCGCACCAACTCCGCTTGCCACGTTGCCGAGCATCACTATCTCATCCACAACGCTGTCAACAGAAGCTCCGTATGCAAGCATCTGCTTTGTACTTTGAGCTATGCCTGAAAGGTCAAATGGCGTTCTAGCCGCTGTGTCCACCAACTCCGACATGAGCTTCTGCTGTTTCTCAGTGCTCCCCAACATGGTGTTGAAAGCAATCTCCAGCTGCTGGAACTGGCCGCGCACCTGGACAATACTCTGCACCAGGCTCGTCATGCCCTGACCTACAAGATACGATACGATATACTTTGCTCCGTTCTGCGCAAAGGAGAGCAGCGAACTGTCCATCCTCTGCGCCTCCATGACAGCGGTATCAGAAGCGTTCTTGATGTACCGCCCCATCGCCTCGCTGGACACCTTAAAGTCATCAATATCCAGAGAAGCTTTAAACGCCAGTGCTCCGTTTACATTTTCCATCAGATTATACCCTTGATATAGTTCTTTATATCCTCTTTTGTTTTCAATGTCCGATGCACCACCTTTCCGCCCTTGGGCATTCCGTTCTCATCAAACTCAACCTTATCATCATCTTTCTTGCCTATATACCTTGGCGCATCGGCTATCATCAACTGAACGTTAATCCATGATATTCCCCAGAGCAGATAATCGTAAGTCCATCCGAAATGCTTAAGTATCTCCCCACGATTACCCCACGGGCTATTGAGCCCTACTGCTCTATCAGATCCGCCCTGGTCTTCGGCCTCGTTGTCCCGATCTCCACTATTGATCTGATAGAGGAAGTAAAACCCCCGGCATTCATCATCTGACTGATGACATCGGACAGCTGCTTTAGCCTGGCCACCGTCAAGTGCTCGATGAAGAAGTCCTTAAGATCCCTGACCTCACTTGCCAGAGGATCCGAGACGGAGCCGCTGTTTATAACTGCAACTGCCGCAATCTCCGCCATCAAAGGGATATACTTGAAGAGCTTCTTGCTCTCCTGGATAGGATCCTCCTGTATGTTTCCCTCATCGTACTCTATCTGCATGTACAGCTTCCTCAGATAGTCTATAGTGCCCAGATAAAGGGGTTTTATATGGAAATGGCGCATGTACGTCCTTACCATCCGGCCCTGTTCCGCATCAGGTACCTCCATCTCTGACACATTCCACTCCCTTGGGATTCTCCTGTCCCTCCATACCCTCACATGTTTCGGGAAATGCCTGTTCCACCAGGCGATTCTCCTTGGCGGATTAACCGGGTTAATTTTCAGGGGAACTGAGAACTTCACCCCCATCTGCATAAGCGTCTGAATGGCCTGTTCCTCTATCTCCAGACGCTGTTCCCTTGTAAGCTCGCTATTGTTTTTGTCCATCGGATTGCCCTTTAAAAAGAAAGCCCCTCACTCCCGGCAAGAGGCTTTCTGATTAATTTTGTACATAAGACTACACACTCTCCTCGGTCGGGTCAGTCATCGTCTCATCCGCCATCAGTTCAGACTGATAACGTACAGTCATGGGAACAAGGCAGATGCCCGTCTTTGAATAAGTAATCTCGAATCTCGGAATAATACGAGCGTTGGCACATCCCATGAAGATTCCCTCCTCCGGCTGCTGCCAAATCGCCCATTCCTTGTAAGGCAACTTCTTCGGGCGCACCCACTTCCGTTTTCCTTTTCCTTCGCCTGTGATAGTACCACCGAAATACCTGGCAAGCAGTTCCAGGTCAGGATCCATGAGAGAAAGGGCCACTGTTGTCTGAGTTTCTCCGACCTGCGTGATCACCTTATTGGATGTCTCCGACCTGTGTTCCGTTATCTCAGGATCAGAATCAGTCAGCTGACAAGTGTCCTGATATACGTCTCCCAGATCCAGCCACTCTTCACCGTTTGCTGGCATGGTGCCATCGGCAGATGCCTCATGGACATAGATCTTTTTCAATCCCATTGTTGATAATACTGGCATATTCTTAAAATTTTATTGGTTATTCTTTGGTTCTCTTACTGTTATCTCCAATGCGATAGAAACAAAGTGTTCGTTATGCTCCGGCTCCTTGATTGGTGGATTGATCAGACCGATATTCCAGTTATAACCACTCCCTTTCTCATAGTGATTCTGGAGCACATCTATCACTTGTTTTCTTATCGCGATAAGCCTGGGAAAATCTGTTCTGTAAACGGGCGGCTTCACATGCTTGCTGACAATATCAGGAACATGAATGTTGACGTTGATCTGACCGAAACGGACAGAATCCTCTCCGTCTATCGCATGAGGGACTATTATCACATCCTCCTTGGTGTAGTCATTGCGCTCATAGTCTATGACCCCGGTGATCATGGTCCGCACATCACTTCCCATGAGCATCTCATAGACGCGCACCGCTATTTCCTCAGTTGTGATCATAATCCGACACCTCCGAAAAATTCATTGGCCTTGTCCCTGGCCTTTGCCACAAGCCCGGCCATCATGGCTGGAAAATCCTTTTTAGCCTTTAACTCGGCTGGCAGAATGACATTGTACCCTTTGGCCTCCACATAGGCGGCATAGTTCATTCCTGCCACCACAATGAGAGAGAAAGCCTCCGGCATTTTAGCCGCCATCTTCATGGCCACCTGCAAGGATGCCTCGGCTCCCTCATTAGGCTGGTTTGACCCACTGTAGTAGTCAAGCTTACTATTCCGCACTATAGCATAGGATATGGAGTTAGTGAGATTTCCCGTCCGATCCGTATAATTATGCTTGTCCCTGGCATATCTTACAAGCTCCTCGCCCAGATACTTCAAGGAATACAGCATAGCGTCTTCAAGCCTGGCCTGAAAAACGGCTACCTTTTTGTTAATTATACTGATGTGATCCGATGCTGGCACTATCCCCATATCTCAATGTATCTTCTGTTAAGGTTATCCACACCCTGAATCAGGAACATAGAGACTTGACCGTCCTCGCTGGTGAGTTCAACGGGGGTCGCTATATCCAACTTGCCTTTGAAGCACTTTGGTACAAGCACATCATAGGTGTAGGAATGCATCTGCCCGTCTGTGCCCACACGCTGCTTGGCTGGCACGAAAGTCTCAATCTGGCACTCACATCCGTCTATCCACGTCTCCTGCTGTGAGCCGGAGAGAATGAAGCCAGTCCGGGGATCCCTGCTGGCCTCCTGGACTTCCTTATACCTGAAAGTACCATTGTTCCTGCTCATGGCTACCACAAATCTGATCCGTCCGACACAGTAGGAACTTCGACAAAATCCGACACATCGAGACCGTTTTCACTGCAAATAGCCCTGATACGCTTATCCAGCTTATCAACGCTGTACCCTTGGGAGGACTTGCCCATGCTGTCGCTGGTAAGGACAATCATTTTCCTCAGCACCTTGATGGCGGCAACGGCTATTGACCGACTGTCCGTCTCAGCGATGTATTCAGAATCCGGCTTCTCCACTCCTGCGTCTGCAAGGGCCTTTCTCAATGCCAAAGGACTGGGCGTATATGGCTCCAGTTCACCGATCAGTGCGTCATATTTTGTCAGTGTTCCCATCAGACTTCCTTATTAAGCATATCAAAGAGCGAATCGGCCTGTTCTCCAGTAAGCTCGTCAAGCTTCTTGGACACGCCTTTCACACCAGCGTTCCCGGTCTTGACACCTATGGATTCCAGAGCCTTTTTAACGGCTTCAAGCGCATATTCTCCCTGTCTGAAAGAGACTGTTTCAGGTTTGTCTGATTCCTCCTCTTTCTCAACAGAAACAATCTCGCACAAGCCTCGTCTAACAAGGTCATTCACCCTGCCGATCTCATCAGTGGAAAGAACGTCACCAGACTGATATACAGTCTCGTGATCATTCTTGTCCTTGAATGGTGCAAGTACTTTAAGTCTCATGGCTAACCCTCCATAAGTGAGTCAATTCCATCATACTCCGCCTTGGTACACCATGCACGCGCATTGCCGTTGGCATCAGCCGGGATGGTCTTCTCCTCCAGTCCCCTCACTTGCATACAAACGATAGCGTTGATGTCAGTGATAATGGGAAGAAGACGGCCTGATCCCTGGGTGTACTCAGCTGCCACCTGGCCAGTGGATTCACCTGTACGCCACTTAGCGATACGGATACCGCTTCCTGCGTTCATGTAATCCACATTATCCTCCTCCATGAGCTCGCTGTCCTCAATGGACGGCTGAATCTCACCGATAACTCCTGCTGGCTTGATACAGATAAAGTTGTGGTTCCACGGCTCCAGGACATTCCTCTTGCCGTCTTTATCCAGGCCCATTCTCTTTGTAATGACAGTAATGTCGGGGATCTCATTCTCTTTCAGAAGATCATTGAACTCGCTTACCCTCACTGTCTGAGCTTTCTTATCCTCGCCATGCACAAGCAGACGTGTGGATTCATTCATGCGGAGCCAGTAGTATAGATCCTGGGACATCAGGAGCTCTCCCGGCTCTATGCCCTCCTGGCGGAGAGCGTTGCAGATGGAGGCAAGGATGAGGATAGGACTGATTTTCCCTGACTTGATGTTTGCATCACTCCAGTTGTAGGCCGAAACAAGCTTTCTTGCCTCGTCCATCTGGTAGTCCACCTCGTATTCGCGGCCTCCGGGATTGTTGATCTCCGGCTTGAACTGAGCCACACCCCAGTTGGAGAACGCCATGAGCGAAATGCAGTCCATAACATCCTTGCAACCCAGGTATGCATCCTGTAGTTCAGCCTTGAGTGTTTTCTCAATCTCCCTGACTTTCTGTACCTCCGATATGCGCGGATTCTCGTAAACCTCCATCAGCTTACGGTATGTCCGTGCCGTCATAACGAACTTGTGACCTACACGCGGTATCTCCTTTGTCCAGATGTCAAATCCGTCAGAACGTCTCTGAGGAGTGGGAGATTCATCACCGATGAGAGTTGCCATGAAACGAAGCCTGTACTTACCCATGATCCCCTCAGCTGTAAGGGACATCTGAGGTGTATTGTAGGTAAACCAGCTGTCAGAATACATTTTCTGGAACAGATTCACCTCTCTTTCTGAGGCTTTGTCAAATGCCTTTCTCCATGTGGCCAGGAAGTCGATAGGCCTGCCGTCCTTGTACAGGCCCTTGAATTTCGTATAGATTGATTTCATGTATCAGCCTCCTTTTCTAAAAAGATTGTGAAAGTTTGATGTGCGGATTTGCTTTGAGGAACTTGCCAGTAGTGTCTTTCTGACTGGCCGGAATGGGCGGTACCCGTCTCTCATACAAAGCATATTGCATTGTATCGGCAGAGACATCTATAGCCGTCTCGAACTCCCCGACCTCCTTGTCAGCGATGGTGACACAGTTGGCCTGTCCTATCTCAGCGGCATTCTCGGAGCCGTCCTTGACCACCTCGACAATAGTGTCGTTCTTTGCAAGGCCGGAGATTGCCCCGGAAAGAGTTATGATGTAGTTGTTCCCCTCAGCCTGGATCTTGGAGATGGAGACGGCACTGTCGTAAGTGCCGGAGATTGCCCCGGCTTTTGCCACCTTATCACCCACCGCGAAACAAGGAGAGAAAAACTCATCAACAAGCAGATGCACGATCTTTGAATCATCACTGTCAATCTCCACTACTGTGGCGGTTTTCAGGATGTTCACAAGACGGCTCTGCTCATCATAGACAGCAAGGGTACCACCGGGTATGACATCTCCGACATTGAACTTCTGCTTGGAGACATCCAGGTTGAAGCCACCCTGCACGATTGAGGGACTGCCCGTAAATATCGGGCGTTCACCTGTAAATGAAGCGGTTTTCCTTTTCATTGTGATGGTTATTTAACTGTGATTGATTCCAGCAAGCTGTCAGCAGCTTCATCTATCTGCTTCTGGCTCGCTGTTTTTGCACCCTCTGAATCGTCAGTAGAAAGACCCTCTGTAATGAAATCCTGCTTAAGGTTTGTCACGGCCTCCTCAATGTCCTCGTCATCCGAGATTGACTTTGCCAGACGCTCGCGGAATTTGGCTGGAATCTTGTGCTTCTCCATAGCGGCATTGATGTCCGCCATGCGCCTTGCCTTGGTTTCGCCAGCTTTCATTTTTGCCAACTCATCTTCCAGAGCCTTGATTCGCCTCTCATTCGGATCCTCCTTTTTATCACCGCCTTTGGCAGTTCCGCCTTTGTTCCCTTTATTGTCGGAATCATCATCTTCACCGCCTTTGTCGTCTTTGTTAGGATCATCCTTTCTCTTGTTAGCCCATCTGGTAGCCTCACCTTGCGTTTCCTTTGCAACGTCAGCTATCTGATTTGCCGTTGTTTCAATCACCGCCTCATCGGTCGAATCATCCTCAATGCTGCCACCCATTTTTTCGGTTATCGCTTTAAGGTACTTCTCCGACAGACCAGTGTCCTTACACAAGTCTTTTACTTTTTCAAAGAGTGTTTTATTCATGTTGACAATGTTTTAATGATCGACTGCAAATATAGCAAAATGTGTTTAATAAACACAGAAATAATAACCACTTATAATCATTTTATCAAAGATGTACTGATAATATCGATGGTGATATTTGAGATATTTTTAATATTTTTCTTGTTTTATTGAATACAACACACTATATTTGCATTGTGTTTATAAAACACATATTAAGCAACAATTTAAAATTTTTCGGATCATGACACAAAAAGAATTTAAGGAAAGAACAGGGCTGACCCCCGGAGAAGAAGAGTTTTCATTAATCCATGCCATCTACATGGAGACAAGACTGGATAAGGACGAGTTCTGTAAGGACTTCAAAATGCACGGAGCCAGCAAAATCATCAACGATCTCCATGCGACTGCCGTAAACTACCAGCTAAAAAGCAAACATCAGGAAGAGGACATCAACTATACAGCAGACATTCTGTTAGGCAAAGCAGAAGCCTATAATGACACTGATTTTTACAAAATGGCCGTAAGATTGATTGGCCAAAAACGAGTAGTGCTGCGTAAACTGGAAATGGGCCTCCCCCTCTGGGATGAGGATAAGGAGTTGATAACTGAATTTTTGAAAAAGTAAAATAAGAACATGATAACTCTGACATTTGACGTGATGCTTGAAGACAGGTTTGTCTGCACTCTCAAAATGAAATACTGCCCGTTGTTTCCATTGACTGAACAGGAGATCTGCGACTTCATTGAGAGCAAACGGCCCACACTTAAAGGAAAGAAATACCACATAGCTTTTTAGGATATGGCAACATTGATTAAGACGGACGGCTCACTGACAGAAATAGAGCCCAAGAACGGACAGAAATTTGAGCTGGAAGAACTCCAGCAATATGTACAAGGATACATTGAATTTGTATTCCTTAAAGGTGACATAAACCTTATCATCAACGATGACGGCAAGGACCGCTTGCCCCTGAATGAAAAAGCCACGGAAATAGCCCATAACGAAGCGGCAATATATCCAAGGGACTACATCTGCGGTGACGCTGTTCTGTGCAAAGACTGGGAGGCATAACGTTATGATCTGGATTAGCGGAAAGGAGTTTTATGAAAAGCCTGGAAGTTGCGGCACTTGTCCGTTTTTCAACAGCAGCAACACTTTCCTCACTTCCAAGACGGGGTGTTATTCCAATGTAGGTTTCTGTAACTTATTTGAAGAAAATCATAAATCCTACATCAATCCGCCTAAACGGTGCCAGAAACTTTTCAACAAGGCGTTCAGAATGCCAGAGGGCAGTAGGTTAGTAATTGTTGAAAACTAAGTGAATATGAAAGCAAAAATTATAAGGACAGGAGAAATAATAGATGTTGTTTGGGATGACAAGATGGACAGTTGGTCCAATTGCAATGATCGGTCCATCTTCTATCTCAACAATGAGCTTTATTTTTTGAAAGACAAGGAGATTGACTGGGAAGAAAGGCGATACCAGATCGCCAAAGAGGCAGTAAGGGGCGTGGCCCTTAATACTGACTGCTTTACATCTGCTGAGATAAAAACAACGGTCAAGAACGCGCTGAAATTAGCTGATGTTCTTATCGCTGAATTGAAAAAGGGTGGTCCTATCCCCTCATGAATACAATGAAATATAAAATCAAACTAAGAAAAATGAAAACACTGCGAGACATTAAAGACATTGAGAGTTTGAAGATCAATGACAGATTGGTTCAACTTGTTAATGGAAAAGTAAACTACTATCGGTTTCTCTGTTTCCATCCGCGCAATGAGAATTATGTGATACTCTTGAACTGCTGTGAGCAGCCTGTGAGATTCTACTGCCCACACATGATTAACAACTTTTTCGTTGATTATACTAGGGAGGATTTAGTAGCATATCGCAAAAATTATGCGTTAAGAATGGTTGAAGATTGTGAACAAGAATTAGCCGAATTGAGGAAAGGAACTAGACAATGAGAGGAATCACAAATGCCGCTAAAGCGGCAAATGGCAGAAGCCAGTCATGCGCAAAATGCCCTCTTAGAAGCAGCAAAGGAGTATGCTTGCCCGAATACCAACGGGTTTGCTCCGATGCTTTCATAGAGGGATTCAAGAAAGGTATTAAGTGGTTACAGGAACAACAAAAAAATATACAGAGATGAGAAAGCAAGATATAGCGAAACAGTACTACGATATAGTAAACAGTATTGAAGATGCAAAAATGTACGATGGGCGCAATACTGTTGATAGATACATTTGCGACATGTGCGGATGCATGATACATACTACATACAAAGACAAGGGTGTAACTCCATTTACTATAAGATGTCCAAAATGCAATGGCACAATGTATCACAGACAAACATTCAGAAAAGACACAGTGCCAAATTGGGTAAAAGTAAGAAATTGGTATAGACCAACATTGGAACAGACTCTAAGTATGACAGACGGAATGATTCAACATATTCTCAAAGGAGGTTTAATATTAGAGGAGGATTAATAATGACAAAGATTAAACTTAACTGGAAGTACGCAAATGGCGAACTGGATACCGACACTTTGAATCTTGTTTGCATACCAGCAAGAGGCAAAAGAGCCTTTGGCCCCGATGAAGTGGACGCGGAACTATGCATCAAGGACGGGATGAACTTCCAGATCGCGGACATACACCTGGGCGATGCCCAGAGCTCGAACATACTCTGCGCTGAAATTGTGCGGAGATGGAATGAATTTGAGGACTGGCACCGCGTGGAGGAATGCACCCCGGAAGTTGGTAAAGACGGATGCAGCGACTATGTACTCATAACAGACGGGTCATGCATACCGATAGTGGCAAAATACACCGACAACAGCTTTACCCGGAAATACACATATCTGGGCAAAGATGGGAAACGGCACGAATGCCATTGGTTTGACACCTATTTCGGCCCAGTACTTCAAGACATCACACACTGGAAAACAATTAAACAACCACAAATACAAAAGCCATGAACTCTAAATTGAGAAAAAGCATTGAATCAGCAAAAGCGAAATGCACAGAAGTAAACAAGGCATTGCAAACGACAAGGATGAGTATAACATTCAGTGGATTTGGAAGCGATGAACCCCTAATGTCGATATGTACAGAGTTAGGCAAGGTGGAACTTGAATATCACGGGATGATTATGGACGAAGAGCATATCATCCACTACATGGAAAATCAGGGATACATCACGCCTAACGATTTTCGGTGATATGGCACAAGAACCCATTGATGACTTTATTGAGATGGCAAAGGCTTACGCCAAGGCTGAAAAGGATCTGGGCGTACAGAAGTGGGTATTCATCAGTATCGAGCGCACGGACGGGAGATGCAATTACGAACGCCTGTTTTGTTACGATTTGCCCCGTGAGGTGTACGAGCGTAGGCGGTGGGTAATTGAGTGGAGAAAGTCAAGGTTCGTATGCCAATACCCAAAAGGAAACGTCAGATGTTGTATGAGCTATTACGATAAGCGTTTGGGAATGGATCTCCTG